ATGAAAAAAGATAGTTTTACTCGTTCTATTTTTTGGATTCTCGATTAAAGCTGCTTGGATGAATCCCCAATACTTTCCAAGGAGGCAGCGAGAACCAGCCCTCTTGAGTCCTGAGACGAATCGGGAACATACATCGGTATCGTGATACTTCTCCCAGCTTGTTTCGTGATTCCCCTTGGACACTAGAGCGATGACATCCTTGTAGGGTTCAAACCAGTCAATGGCATCGTCGATTACTGTGTCGATGTAATTGTCGGTCTGATGTTCGGGTCGAAGGGATTTGGCAGATTTCCGCTTATCGAACTTACCTTGCATAATGTCGAATGTGTCGCCAACTAGGACTACTGGAACTCCTTCCGCTTTAGCTTCATCCAGATCACGCTTGAGCAGTTCTCGATTACATTGGGCAGAATCCCAATGCAGATCAGATAGGAGCATCACCTTGATTCTGTCGTTATTTTTCAATCCATTGAATTCAAGTTTGTAGGCGTGAGGATCGGTCTGCCTGATAGTCCAGTTCATGGATAGTTCCTGAGAGGATATGAAGCAGACCGATCATTGAATCACTTCTTCTTTTTTGACTTTCCAGCCTTACTCAATGCGATTGCTACAGCTTGCGCCTGTGGCTTTCCCGCTTTGCGCTCTTTGCGGATGTTCTGACTCACAACCTTATTCGATGAACCCTTCTTCAACGGCATAAATCCTCCTAGACTAAACTCCAAACCCGCCATCGACTAATGGCAGTATCGTAGAGACACATGGTTATGTGACCTGACGGCATCGTCAGATTGTTTCCATTGTGCGTGTATAGTCGATTAACTGCCGTGCTATTAGCGTCTTCATGCTTCAAGGTCAGAGTATTGGTTCCTGTGTTGAGCAGATAAACCAATTGACCGTCCAAGGCGGGAGTTGTTGAGCCACCGGGAGTAATTACGGTATTTGATTGAACATTCTCTGAAACCAATCCGGTTAGATCAGAGTTCGCCGTGCAGTTAATTTTGACCAGACCAAACACACCGATTTGGAGGTTGTTGGTATTGGTCGAAATATTTACTGTGTGAGGCTGGAATGCGAATGATCCATATGTCGTGAATTTAGTCCACGATCCAAGTCCGACATAACTTATTGAATAAGGTCGTGTTTTCCATGCAATGGCTGGAGTCGCCGTATCGGCAACCGGAATCCAATCGCCAACTGCTGGAGTCTTATTAGTGAATCCAGCAGCGGTGGCGATGATCTGATTACAGGTAGACTTTCCAGCGATGCCGGTAGAAGGATCAGCAACTGGCAAAACATCTGCTGATGCTGCAACCTTTGCTGATAATTCGCTGATCTTTTTGCTGGCCATTTTACGCCCACCTTTGTTGAGGTTGTGTCGGATCGTCTGGGTTTCGTTCCACTACAAACGGCTGAACCTCCGGCGGGATTTCCATGTCCACCAGAGAGCGCACCATCACCCAGTATTGGTTGTCTGCTTTTAACTTGGGATTCCCTTCCTCATCCAGATCAGTCGGGTCGGGGTAATAGTGCATCCCGATCACGCAAATAGCCAGCGTCAGGGTGGCTTGTGTGGTGTGGAATTCCCCCGTCTCTGGATCACGGGTGGTATAGCCAAGCTGCTCTCCAATGAGTCCAGCTTGCTCTTGAGAATCGAATTTTAGAAGTAAATCCTGCATGGGTCACCTCAAGTAGAAAGCTGTTGCAGCTTGGTGTTGGTCAATCGTGCGGGGTAGTAGATGAGTTTGGCGATGTGGCCACAAAGATAATTTGTGTTTGCCGGACTTTTCCCAAAGTCAATTTGAGTAATGCCAGTTGGAATTATTTGGGAATTGTCAGTCAAAACTGACGCACCATCAAAAGAAGCTGCCATGTCATTTGTCTTCCAAGCCACAGAGGCTTTGTTGATAACCCCATTTCCAATTAAAGCACCCGGAGATATTACAGACGATGATCCAGCACCATCGTCTATGTAAAACCTTCTTCCTCCAAAATTTTCCGTTCCTAAATAAATTCTCTGATTATTCGATGAATTCCTTGCAGCAAAAATTTGTGTGTTAAAGCCAGATGTTGCCAAAGGTACTGAAGGAGCGTTTGTATCAAATTCCGCAACAACACTCCCCTCCCCTTGATTCCACATCCAGCCAAACGATGTCCCGGTGATTTGGCAGACATCGGCTGAACGGGTGACGGAGCTGGAAGTCGTTCCCATGTAGGAGGTGGGGAATGCGCCAGCTTCAAACTGTGCGCCCCAATAAATTTGGGATCCGGTTAGTGCATTACTTGTATTGACGAAATCAACAGTTATTGCTGGATAAATATAAAATCTTGCATTTCCAGACCCGGTGTTATTTAGGGTCGTGCTGAATCTCCAGTATAATCCGCAGTCTTGTGACGATTTAGCTAGGCCGACAACTCCCGGCCTGTCATAAACTTGCCCGGTGTTCGTGTCGCAGAATATTGCTGAATTTCCAAAAGGCCCTTCAATCAGCAGCATTGGGAATACTGTTGCCCCAGATGTTTTTTTAATGAAAACGCTAAAAGTGTAAGCGCCAGAAACAATTGCTGTACTCATTGACGATCTGATCCATGCGCCACCTGTCGCTGGTGCGCCTGCTATTGTGTCTGCTGTTGTTGTGCCATCTGGAGACACGCTGGAATTACTGGTAACAGTTAATCCGCCAGTACCGTTCACGGCCCAATAGGCATTCGCAAAATCATCCGAGCGTTGCGCAAAATTCGTCCGTTGCTCCTCCAGTAATAATCCCCTGCTGACCCATTGCCCACCGGAATAGACATGGTCGAAGCGAGGCGTGTTGATGCTTGCGCTGGTGAGGACTCCTGACGCATTGAAATAGGTTCCAGTCGAAGCCCTGCTGAATGACGGCGCGGGACCAGCGACAGGAGTAAGCGTCTTATTGAGGTCGAATTGTAGATTGAGCGTTGGATCGGGATCGCTCAATTGTTGCAGCGTGGCATTCGGCAAGCGTTTGTTGTAATAGCGCAGGCGGGCGATGTGGCCGTTGAGCTGCGCTAATCCTGAATGAGCATGGCCAATATAAAATGTGGAAATACCGGAAGTAGAAAAAGAATCGGTCCTACTATCTATTATTGATCCATTAGCCAGAATAACCGAGTCTCCACTCTTGTACCCTTGCGCCAATTTTATCTGTGTGCTGCGTGCCAACTGCTCTGATGTGGTGATGTTAAAAATGTCAACTGCACCGGCCCTCACTCTGTGGCGCAAACTGTTTAAGGAACCGCTCGAAAAAACAAAAGGCGCAGCATTATTAAAGGTTGAACCATCGGAGCAAATTAAAAAGTAGTTGTCATTTGATGCATTCGATCCGTATGAGTCGCCTTCAAAACAAACGCTGCCTTCATTTGCGTTATAAAACCCGCTAAAATTCGTCCCAGTAATCTGGCAGACATCTGCGGAGCGGGTGGTGGATGCGGAGGTGGTTGGGATGTAGCTGGTGGGGAATGAGCCGGTCTCGGACTGTGCGCCCCAAATCAAAATGCCGTTAGTCCCACTTGCTGTTGATGATTTAGAACCATTTGCATCAGAAACGCCAATTTGAAACCAAGAAAAATTTGCGCTTGGAGAATGAAGCGATATTCTATACCACCCGTTTCCACAATTAACAATAGTCGCTGGGTAGCCTGTGGAATTTGTTCCAATTGCTCCATTTGCAAGATCAAACCAACAGGCGTTTGTCCCGTTGTAGTCATACATAAAAACAAATGATTTTTCTGCGGCTTTAGCAAAAACAGAAATACAATTTAACGCTCCTGATCTGTATATTCTGGTATCCGTAGTCGTTGCTGTTGGATACAGTTTTATGCCTGTATTTGTTCCGTCTGGAGAGAGAGTTGCGGAGCTTGTAGTCGCTGCGTTTGCCTGCGACCAACCACTTGAAAAGTCATTGGAATTTGTGAAGTTGTTCGTCCTTTGCTCCTCCACCAACAGCCCACGGCTAACCCAACTACCCCCGCTGTACACATGGTTAAATCGCGGAGCATTCACAGCAGCACTGGTCAGCACACCGGAGCTATTAAAGAATGTCCCGGTGGATGCTCGGGAAAAACTGGGAGTGGGTCCACGATAAGCGGTCAGGCTTTTGTCGAGAGCGAAACGGAGATCAAGGGCAGCGGATAGGCCGGGATTCGTGCGTCCAGCGTGGAGGAGTGGCAGGCTCATTTACGGCATCCTCAAGTGCTGCGTGACGATGGAAAGTTTCTCGACAACCTCTTCCATCCGGTCAATCTTCTCATTCATCTTGCTAAGGCCAGTCTGCATTCCTTCCAGTATTTCCGCTTGCTTCTCTACCGTCTTGGCCAAGGACTTATTCGTTTCTTCAGTCGAGTCAAGGAACTTGACATGACGGTCTTTTAATGGCAAAACCACATACCAGAAGACGAAGGCTAATCCAGCCGAAGCAAGTCCATACTGTTCAGCGAATTTAAGCCAATCCATGCCATATAGTCCCCGAAATAGCCTATGGCGGTTTGACTCAATATAATATATCAATATATCATTGACAATAGGTCTGCTAGTCTAAATTTTAATTATTAGAATAATCTTCACAAGTGACGCATTGGCGGGACTCTCCAGTAGGATCGACCCTACGGCATTCCCCGTGAATTGAGCATTTGTACTTGTAGCAAGACCCACATCCACCCCTATTGGAGCCTTGAATTAACTCTCCAAGGTGGACGCAGGGCAATTTGATTCGATTTAGGAACTTGACCTGAGATTGATCCAGAACGGGTTCTTCTGCCACTGGAGCGTCATATTTAGCTTCTACTGGCACAAATCCTTCGGCTGGAGGCGTGTAGCACTCTACTGGAAGAAGCTCAGAATTAGGGAAATTAAGGGCATACAGATAGACCACAAATGTTGCCCGTGTCGCCGTCAGAATGTGCGGACTATTAGCCTGAGCCAATACGGCAGTCGAGCATATCCATCCAGCCCCGTTGTCATTGGTGCAGATGTATATGGTTCCGCCGATCATCTTCACTACAACTTGGATTCCGGCTGATGTCCCCTTGGCAACCTGAATTTCTTGGACTACACCAACCGCTTCCACACCGCCAGCAATACCAAGGACTCCATAGGAAGTCACAAATGCTGGATCGGTGTTATATGTCGTTGTTCCGGCTGGAGGAGCCAATGTGGTAAGCGTTATATTGTCACAGTCGCATTGGACTCCACCCATAGCTCCGCAACCAGATGAATTGAATCCAAGCTGAGTGAATTCCCTGATTGCCGTATTTCCGGTCGATTTGATGAATCCACGAAGGCAACTAAGCCATTGCGATCCGTCCCACATTCCACACACATTGGGGACCGCATTGGAAGTGGCTGAAGGATCGGCGCAACCAACCCTCATACTCTCCATGCCGACAGTCATCTTGTAGTAGCTTACAGGGTCGCCTTTACCGCCAATCTGGTTGACGGATATGGACATAAAATTGGGTGATGCGAATGCCCTGCTTCGGTACGGAGTAGTGTCTACGCTTGGAATTTCTGTCAGAGTCTCACTGAACGAGACATAACTAGACCAAGTTGTTCCGCCAGCAGTTGGAACTAGGACATAGACTGTAACAGAAACGGATATTTGTGTCGTATTTAAGGCATCAAGCTGCGCCTCAAATTTGTACTGGTGAGCGCAACTACCACCAGATACGCCATTGAAGTAGCCAGTAGCAACCCATCTATTTGGATTAGGCTCTGACCCCATGCCGGGATTTGGGCATTGCCATTGAGCCATCTTCATTGCTGATCCTAGCCAGTAGCTTGGGCTAGGGTCTGTGGCTGGAGGGCAAATTGGCCCGTAGAATGTCAGACCTATTTGACCACCATATTGCGGAAATCCAATATTGCACAATGAGCAGTCAATATTGACTGGGATTTTAGGTGGAATCGTCCCACAGACATTCGACGCTACTGTGATATTTGTTGGCATGGCTATGGAGTCACATAGACTTGAAGATTAGATATGCCAAACTTGATGACTTCACTACCGCCACCAAGATGATTGAATGTCACATCAAATTTCCAGTTATTTTCAGTTCCACCATTTATCAAGTAAATGTATGGCTGGCATATGTTGTAGGTCGATGTCGGCTTATTGTAGAACCAGTATCGTGTCGAATTGAGTCTTGGCGACCTGATCTCTGATCCGGCATAAGCTGGTGCGCCTACGAGGAATAAATGACAGTCCAGAGAGATGAACTGGTTCTCAGTTGTCACTCTGATTGGAGGAGATGGCTGAGGATTGATATAGTAGTCCTCTGGCCTGTTGTCCCCGAATGGCTGGCGGACATAGGCGAATCCGAAGTAGTAAATCATCGTGTAGCCGATGAATTGCCCTATCAGGGTTCCCGATGAGTTGTAGACATTGAGTGGATTGCAAAATGGTATTAAGTATTGATTGTAATTATCTACAACTACCGGATTTGATCCTGACTGCTCGTAGTTATTTACCGCCAAGAATGGCTCTGCGACATTCTTATTAGTCCAAAAGAATCCGGCTGGGTGCATGAATCTCAGCCAGTCATTCTCTCCATTTATCGTCGTAGTCGAATCCGTGAAGTAATATGAGTACCTTCCAGAGTAAAGAGCGTTGTTGGGTGATGCGCCCCTGAGCCTTCTTCTGACTTCGGTTACCATGTGGCCTTGGTATACCGCTGGGCCAGAAGTGTATTTGTTGTATGGATCGGATGGCCCAAATATCTTCCTTGATCTCCAAGGAGCCAAGTCTGCCGGATTGTAGTAGTAATTCAGGGTCTGATTGTTACTGGTTCTTCCATATGTTGGAGCGTAATTGATATTGCTTGGCACTTTAGGCTGGGGAAGGTACTGAGTACCAAGGTTGGCCACATTCGCCATGCAGCCAAATGTCCCAGCTTCTGGATTGCTTGGTTGTCCTACTGCTGGAGAGTGCATCAGCGTATGGATGCAGAACTCCTTGAATGGCATACAAATCCTCGTTGGGACTGTCACGCAGTCTCCAGCAAGCTGATTTGCTGCGCCATGAATTGCCATTGAATCAACCGTTAAAAGTTATGGTTACAGGGCACTCGCAAAATCCATCGCTTATTACAGCTGTGAATGTCATCGTGACAATTCCAGTTGATGGGTCTTGTGAGCATGATCCAGTTGGAGTTCCAACCACATTGTCAACTGACCAATCTGGGAACATTTCAACTTGATTTATCGTGCAGCTTAGTGGAGGTCCGGCATTAGTCCAAGCGAATAGGATTCCAAACGATCCAGTGGAGTAGCCCCACACGAAATCGCATGGGCCTGTTCTAGTAAGTGTCCCAGTTATAACCCCAGTTGGCCATCCCATATTACAGCTTGTATTTGGCGGGATTGGAGTAGACGGCCCAGCGGAGAAAGACATCGTTGCCGGTAAAGCTCTAAGCCCCCAGCATGGATGATAAGTGGGACTATATGTTAATCCCGGCGCAAGAGTTTTGCAGTCGATTGATGGCATTATCCGTAAGTTACGATTAAGTAACCACCAGTACATTGGACTGAAGTGACATACCCAGTTCCACCACCGCCACCACTCTTTGGCAGAAATTCGTAGATCGTGTTCCCGCTTGTATCTACACCCCTAGTTCTCATTATGACCAGATCGTCTACGGCAGCATTTACTCCACTTATTGGATAGGCTGGAGCTAGGAACCCATCACTATTTTCAGCCGATGCCTCGTCAGCGTCTTCATAGTGAATCCCATTAGCGCAAACACGCTGCTCAATCCAACTATGCTTGTATCCAACACATGATCCCGTTCCACTCTGGACAACATCTACAGCGGTAATTCTTGCGACGAACCACTCCGATTGAACGAAGTTGGCGTTGCCTATCTGATTGACATTCATCAATGCCATGATCGTTAATCCAGTTTGAACAAGCGTTCCATCGGATACGATTCGTAGACCGGCCTTCCGTCTAATGCCGGATTACTAGGATTCTTCGTCTGGACATAATAATATTTCAATTCTCCAGCCCTTGGAAGAAGATTGTGCCCGTAGGTTATCTTGAATCCCGTGCTTGCTGGAATGTCAGCTGACAGGTCACGATAAGGCTGCATGAAGCAGCTAAATACGAATGTCACATCACAAAGCTTCTGAGCGACAGACGATCCAGAAGCGGGATCGACTTTAAACAGAACTTCTGGAGGCGGATATCGCTTGGATTCGATTCCCTCAAATAGAAGCGATCCCTTGGGATAACCAAAGAAATCGTATTGATTCACCTTTCCAAAACCAGAGACAACATTCTCAGCAAATACGATTTCATATGGAACGAAATACCAAGTGAATTTAACTTTCTGCTTTACGATTCTTAGGACTATGCCACCACCATTTTGATTGGTAGCTGGCAATCCATTCGGTACTGCACCACTTTGAGTTTTGAAATTGAATTGACCTTGAGGGCTTGTCAAGAACTCCGTATTAGGCTCAGATTCGATATCTACAAATCTCAAGTATTCTTTTGGATCAGTGAAATTGACAAAGTTGTCATTTATATCGTAATACCATTTAAGCTGCTGCTGCTTGCCCTTTAGGTCCGTATCGTTCATTAGAAGATATGGGCGAGGCTCAAATTGAACCGTCACCTTGTACTTCTGGTAGAAGACGAAGTCATAAATATAGTTGACTGATTTGTCACGCTGGTAATTCTCACCAAGACTTCTGCCAGCTGGCTGGATTCCTTCAATGTTTGTTATCTTTGAAGCGAATAGCCAATCATAATATGGATGCGCTGCCGGGAGTCGCCTTACAAGCCTTCCAGTACCATCTCCAGCCTTATAGACGCTTCCAAGGATATCACTTACCAACGCTCCAAGATTAGCACGATCAATGATGAAATCCATCGTCGCAGCACCGCCATCGGTCTGAAACGATGCGCTGGATGGGCTAGTCCTGTCGATTAGCTCATAGAGATTTCTTGATGAAGGTTCAATTGCCATTATCGAACCCCTTGCTGAGGTGCATTCTCTCTTCCTTGCCCTAAGAACCAGCCAACCATCTTTCCTATGCCTTCAGCCATGATCTTTGTGTTGTTGGCGGTTTGCAATGCTGCATTTTGCTGAGATTGACCGAATGCAGCTTGCATCATATTCTTTCCAAGATCGGCTATGCCTGAATATGATGCCTGCTTTGCTGCTGCTCCAAATGATCCACCTTGGCCACCAACTGGCATTGGCTTTTGGCCTTCTATAAGTCCATCAACCACCCTCTTGAATTCTTGTCCACTTCTTGCAGCACTTTCAGCAACAGCTTCTGAAGCTGCCCTTATTGAATCAGCCTTCGACTTGCTGACCCAGCTTACAACCCATTCGGCTGCATCCATTATTGCAACTGTGACTATTTTAATTGCAGTCATAAATAGGTGAACCACTCCAACTACGATTTGCAATGCAGTTGAAAGCGAGTCGAAAGCCATTGAGATTACTGGTGCGCCAACTGAAAATATTTCTGCAATATCCAAAAAGAGAGGGGCTATTGACTCAAGTACAGGAATTAACGCCCAAATTGCTTTTGCCCATAAAGCTATAACCGGGATTGCTATTTTAACCATAGCATTCCCGAATTGGCTCATCACGGGAGCCAGAGTTTGCATTATTGGAAGAAGTGCATCAGCAAAAGCCCTGACTATCGGAATTGCTGCTTGAATTATCGGCCTTAATCCCATCCCGACAACCGCCATCAAATCTTGAAACGCAAGTGCCAATTGCCCCATTAGCGCAGGGTCTAACATTGCAACGAATTTTGATGCGAAATTCGTTATGGACATGAATGCGTTCGGTATGCCCTCCAAGGACTTTGCAACCGACATGAATATTTGACCGTAATCTATTTTTTCTCCACTAATAGCCTTCTTAAATACATCAATAATTCCAGCAACTGGTTTCGATATAGCCTTTGAAAATCCAACAACGGCAGTGAATATTCCACCTTTAAGAGAATCAAGCAAGGAGTTTATTCCTGACTTTGCATCCCTTTCGCTATCACCTCCACCTCCACCTTTTTTATTGGAAATCAACTTTTTAATTGCAGCCAAAAGTTTTTCACAGCAGTCCGAATCTGCTAGCGAATTGAAATTCATGTTGCTTGCTTTAAGTGATTTCCAAAGAACAGATTGTATGTCAAGAAGACTTCTTGAAATGTTCTCAAGAAGTGCTGACTGATACAGCAATTCGCTTAAAACTGCTCCAAAAGATGCTGGGCCAGAACCTGACATTTGGATTTGAGAAACTATATTGTTACCAACCATTACTAAAGTTGAATCTAGGTCAGAAAAATTTCTATTTATTTCAGCAGTTAAATTGGTAATACCGACATCAATAAAATCCAGACTAATTTGAGAATTGTAAGTAAAATCACGAATCTCGCTGGCTAGATCAGCTATCCTCTCTAGATTCTCCGCTGGAGTCGCCATGTCTATTCTCCCACGCTGCTTCTAGCTCTTGAATCGACTTTCCAAAGGCAAGACCCATCTCGAAGAACTGCTGCCTTGCAAGCGATTCATTCTCTCCAAAATGCGGATCAATCTTCAGTGGTACGCCAGTCTTCTTATTCCTTGGCCTGTAATATATAAGCGACACTTGCCTCATAGTCAGCTTGGCCACTTGATCCATCGACAAGCAGTATGGCTCATCAACCAATCCAGCAATAAGCTGTGGCCAATTTGGCGTTATGTCTTCGCCTCCTGAGCCTTGGCCTTTCCCATTGCAACAGGGAATGACCTCTCAACAACCATCTCTACTAGCGAAGAAATCTCTGAATTTTCATTGATTAGCGTACTTGCATCATTGGCTGAAATTCCAGCTAAAATTGAAAATAGAGTGGAAATTCCCCACAATGTCCTGAGCAATTCAGATGATCTCTTTCCACCGAATACGAATTCGCCATTCTTGATTGATTCGATCACTTCAGCTATCTGTTTATCGTATTCTTCCTTGTCTAGGAATTCCTTGTACTCACGAATCTTCTCAAGCGACTTGCGCTCAAAAGCTCTTTCAAGCTCAGACTGCTTCTCAAGAGTCAGGAGGGAAATCTTGTACTTATTCCCCTTGGAGCATACCCATTCGATAGCTCCTCCAGACTGTCCAATGGAATCGGAAAGGGTGTGGATTCCCATTTCAATCATCCTTTCGGGTGGGGTGCGTAATCAACTTCCGTAGACAAGCAGGCGAATTCTATATCGTATTCTAGCAAATTTCTGACAGAGTTGTCATAGCTAGTGCTAACAACTACTGAATTTGTTACTTGGAATAAAGTTCTTTTTTGTCCAGCTTGATTGGTGTATTTGATTTCCAGCTTGCCCTTTTCGTTGATGATCGGCACTCTTGGACCGTCATTGATGCTTATGGAATTATCTAGGAATAGATAACCGTGAATCGTTACTTTGGTTTCACGCATCCCGCCATTAAGCATCTGCATCGGGATGCCATAATTCTTCCACGCTGGAACGGCAGATAAATCGCCATTGACGATACTGCCTTCAATATTGGCATCACGGAGCGACTTGATATTGGAGATATGAATAGACTCGTCCTCAATCTCAATGCCCCATTCGTCGGCAAAGAGAGTGAGGACGGTCCCCGGACGAGTCTCGGAAGTGAAGACAACGCCAGAACCCTTACCTGAATAGAAGGGCATGGCTTATCCTCGTTACGCCTGAGCGATGGTCTGATTCTGGGCAGCTTGAATCACACCGCTATTGTCCATGTTTGTTAGCGTTCCAGTGAATTCAAAGGTCGGCTTTTCACGGACATTGTTGCCTACTGTCACACCAGTGAGAATCACGCTAAGCGAGAATCCAATAGTGCCAGTCTGCAATAAACCAAGCTCAACAGGAACAACCGTCCCAGCTTGGAAAGTGGTCAGAACTCCAGCGTCAGCAATACTCTCATACGGTCCAGAAGCAGAGATAGTGCCACCCCTGATACCAGACATGATCGAGTTCATGCCATAGGATTCAAAGTTAGTGGCATCAACTTCTTCAACCTCAAGCTCCATACTCCACTCTTCAAGAGGGATGCGGACGGCAGGCGATCCAACAGTAACGAATCCAGTCTTACCAGCGTAATAAGCCATGATTACTGACCTCCCAAGAAGGCGATTTTGTAAGTAGCACCAGCGGAACTAGAAAGAGTAATCGTCTTGTCAGTGCCACTGACCGTCTGATGGGTAGGAGTCGTGAAAAGGAATCCCGCTCCAGCCGGAATCGAAATGGTCGGGCTTGTTCCACCAAGGAACCATTCAAGACCATTCGTTGCGCCGGGAGCGAATACAACCGTTCCAGTGGAGGAAGTGACGATGACCGCAAAAATTCTCGTCAGGTTGATCGCTGTTCCCAAGAAATCCGTGAGTCCAGTGGTGAGATCATAGGTGTACGATCCGCCAGCTGACAGAGTTCTCTGCTCTGCAAATACGATATTTGCTGGAGTAGCACCAGTAAGCGCAGGGGATACTGAGAGCGATACAGCATCAGCACCTTGGGCGAGAGGATTGAATCCGGTCAGCGTCTTCTGCTGATCCCAAGCGACATTCATCAATGTCGATGCTGAGTTGAGTGCCATTAGCTCACTCTCTCCTCAATGCTTTTATATCTGATAATCATTCCAGATATATCATAATTATTCGCATCACCCGATACAATATCAAAAGCTGGCGTTAATTCAATATTTGCATCAATAAATTCAGTTCCCGGCAGATTTGGCTGGAATAGCGCATTCCTAATGTCTTCACGGAGAGCTAGGAACGATTCGACATCTGCCTCGTAAATCCTGTTTCCCGGCCTAATCAGAGTCACATGAATGTCATAGGTGTATTCGGCTACTTTGTCGAAAGCCTCCATAGTCACCTTTTCCTTGCCGGGACTAAGGAAGATGACTGGAATTGGGTCTTCTTGAAGCAATACTGGCTTTTTTCTGATCTTCACGGGAGGAATAAGAGGAATTGCTTCGATTCGCTGCTTGGTATAAACAAGCCCATTCCAGAAGTAGGAGCTAGGCATTAGTTGACCCCTTCCCCAGCTTGAGAAGTGGCCTTGACGCTCCAGCGAGTGCGGAGAACCCCGTCATCAATCAAGTCCACATTGTACTTTTTGCCATTCTGGTCAGTAATTATCGCATTGAGGCGGGGGATGAAGGATGACGATCCAACGACATCAATGTTGGTTTCATCGTCATCAGCAACAATATCATTGTCCAATCCGTCCTGAAGATAAGCGGATTGGATTGAATTCTTCCAGATAAGGAACTCAATCGCTGCTGCGTAATAAGTCGATCCAGATGCCGTATCGGTCGCCAATACTGCTGGTCGGCGTGTTACATCTGGAATGGTTACAGCAGATTCACCTTGATTCTGAAAGGTGATCGTTTCCTTATTATCGAATATTACATAATCGTCAGCTATGTTGAGCATCACACATAGCCCTCAGTATCATAATTCCACTGGAGTAGATAGCCACTTTGCGTCTTTAATGGGCTAAGTGACATTGCGGTATCTGGGATGCTTTTTCGTCCTCTGTCGGCAAGCCACTGCGAATAATCAGCCGGATTTCCAGTAGGCCCATTCCTGTCTCTATAGCCAACCTTTGCCTTAATTCCAGAAGCATCCATCTTGTAAGATATGCTCTTGGCTAGATTGGTTGTTCTATATCTTGGGTATTGACCCGGTCTTGATCCGGGTGGACCCTTGATTCTTAGCAATTCTTGCTGATGAGCCGAAACAAAATATTTGACAGTCTGCTTTAATTCTTTTTCCAGAGTAGCCTTGTCCACTGGAGAAGTTTGTACAACTTGCTGCGTTGATGTGGTTGTAGTCACATCCTCTGGAATGTCAGCTGGGTTGTAAGGTCTTCCGCTTAGAAAGTTCACAACCGCATTAAAATACCTAACCGCTGACCAGACTATCTCTCTGGCCAGATCGGTTATTTTAGTTCTATTGGTATTGGTTACATTCTGCGTGACAACAGTGTCAACCGTTGGCGTACCATCGTACTCTATTACCAGTACAGAGTGGAATGCCATGCTTCATCAGTCCGTCACGATGTAGGTGATATGACCACCAACCGCCACTGCTGCGCTGAGATTCAGATTCAACGCTTCGCCTTGGTTCGTTTCAAACTGTCCAATTAGGCCACCGGGAGTAGCCTGTCCAGCGGAAGGAGCAGCACCGCCATTAGCAGCTAACGCCATAGGACCGCTGAGAGCATTGGATGCCGATTGCCAAGTAGCAGAGACATCACCAGCAGCGATAATCACATAGGACAGAACCCGGATTCGCTTATTGGTTACAGCTGCGACAATCGTGTTCGATCCAGAGGCGGAGGCGTTTACAATGGCGTATTTCATCTTGATTTAACCCTCGTCATCCTCTGGAACGGTCCACCAAGAAGCTGCTGAATCTTGAGTAGAGATGCCAGCTTGGTGGTCAGCGTATCGAGGTAATCAGCCCAATTCACAGTCTGCCCGTCTACCGTGTAATTAGGCTTAGGATTGGCAGTAATTTCCTTGATTGTTTCGGAGATGTTAGCGATTGCCTGAGCAATATCAGTTTCCGCTGACATCTTTGAACTCCACAGCTATCGGCTGGCGAGATTCGTGCAGTTGGTAGCGAAGTCGATATTCGTTCTTCGCCTGCTCTTTTCCGTATGCCTTGATGAAGGCTCTGGGAAGCTCCCCGAAGGAAACCTCCCAGACCTTCATTGTTGGCATAGCAGTCTTCTCAGATGTGGTGGGTTTCATCTGCCTCAGACCTTATTAGGCGTTGTTGTTCTTGACGCTGTGCCAAGGACTCCAGACGCTGGGGATACCACGCTCGTTGGCGAAGTAAGTTGCGACGATGCCCCTGTCGAGCATCTCGTACTGGTTGGGGCTGGCCTGAGTGACGGTCAGCGGGTAGTTCTGCATATAGCGGAACGATTTACCAGCTTCCATCATAAACCACAAGCCATCGGTGTTGGCTTGATTCAGGTTCAGACCATCCGCTGCCAAGCATCGCTGCTCGATCAGTGGGCTGGACAGAATCTGGAACTGTCCAGAGTAAGGATTGCCCGGAGTGCTGCTCACATTCAAGGTATCAGCAGTTGCCTGAGTCGCACCCGGAGTGGTACGGCGATCAGTGCTGCTTGCACCCAGAATCAAGTTAGCGGTAGCCAACTTGGCCGGATTCACCAGAATGGTGTTCGGCGTAATCAGAAGACGCTTGCCAGTATGGGGGTCTTCCATACGGGAGAAGAGCAGCATGGCAGATTGGAGCGAAGTCCAATCAACAAGCTGGTTGGTGTGGGCGTTGAGGTAGCCCAAGGTGCGGCTGGTCTGGTAGGTGTTGTAAGTCGAACCGTTGTACTTGAAGGTGTTGTTCACCCCAAGCAGCGTGTCGATGACTTCCAACTCCTTGCGATAAGCAAGCTCAGTACCAACCGAATTCGCCTGCTGGAGGATTGCTCCGGTCAGGTCAAAGAACACGGTTTCCTTGAGAACATCAATCGCCAGAGCGTTCTCACGGGTTTCGGGAGTCTCGATCCAACGCTCACCGAATTGAGCCCTTGGATGAGTCTCGCCGGGAGCCCGCTTGCGACCCCGATCACCGATGTTCTGAAGGCCGATGACCTTCTGACCGTTGAGCTTGGTAGCTTCGACGGGCATCAACTTATCAGCAATCAGAGCGGGGTTCTGGAAAGCTTCCAGAATCTTCACTTCCACCAGACCACCAACGATAGCGGTGAAAGTGTTGATGTTCAGGAAGGCCGAAGGATCAAGGCCGAAACCAGTGGCTTCGACTAGAGCCCTCTGCTCATTGGGGAAACCGCCTTCAACCAGAGAACGGGCAATCGTGTACTGATTCAGACTGCCAGACTCAGGATTGAAGACATTGCGCCAGCTGGGTCCAACGATGGACTCGGCAAGCTCTTGGAGGCTGAACTGCTCAGGGCGAACGCTGCGATCCTTCAGGATGCGGTTGCCAGCGAAGTCCCGATTGTCGTTCCCGTCCTTGTCGCAAAGGCCCAAACCTTGGCGCATCTCGGTCAGGAACCGCCAACGCCCGTTAGTCTCCTTAGTGCGAGACTCGTACAGGCTCCTCAACTTAATCGTGTTCATTGCTCTTGTTCTCCTTGTTACTCGTTATTAGACGGAAGTGGTGTTGTTGTAGTCAGCGTAGTTGAAGGGCGACCACCGCCCGATCAAGCGAACACGCACCGAAGTGGTGTTGGAAGCATAACGCTCCACAACATAGCCAATCGCCTCGCCAGCATCGGTGGTTTTCACCAGAGTCTGGTTAGCCACATTGCCAGCACCAGCAGCAGCGGTCACCGAAGCAGCGACCAAGTCACCGGGCTCGAAAGTGGCAGCAGCGCAAGTCGCCTCGTACAGTGCGTCAGGGGCGAAAGTGATAGCCTCGCCATTGAACGCTGGATAGCCACCAGAAGTATCAGCTGCCAATTTGCCTTGAAGGGCAACGCCAGCGAAAACTGCACGAATTGCAGCTTGGTCGGTATTTACCACACCAGTGGCCACATACTGGTCAAAAGGTTTCAGCACCTTGTTGGTCGTATCCCAGAACAACAAGTCGCCAACGCTGATGGCGGTGGAAGCTGCGCTAGGCAGATCCATCACCGTGTCAGAAGCTGGCTTGTAGAGCCTGAATCCACCGAAAACAGTACCCATTGCTCATACCCCTTTCTTTAGTTTTGCAACCAACGGAACAAGGACTCACCTTCAGGAATGCTAGACCCCTTGCTCTCTTGAAGCGGGGCACTTGCTGGTGGGCACTTGGGCTTCGCTGCAACATAAGCAGCAGCGATCCTCTTGATCTGACGCTCCATAGCAGACTCCTCCAGCGAAGACAAATCTTCGACCAGAGACTCTTCAAACTTCACGCCAGATGCTTCGCAGAGGTCACGAATCTTGTCCTTGGCTTTAAGATAAGCCAATTGCTCCTGAGGGTCTTTCGACTCCTTCACAGGCTTCATGCGCTCTTTGCCCATTTCCTTATCATCCATGTCGGAATCATCAGATTCTTTCATGGGTTTCATTTTGGCCCCGCACTTCTCGCAGGTATCCATCTTCTCTTCGGCATCAACCGAATCGGCCTTTTTGTCAGCGTCCATGCCTTCTTCGGTATCGTCCGAAGAATCCTTCTCGTCTTCTTTCGGCTTATCGTCGATGCGGTCCATAGCCTCTTCGGTATCCTTGACCGCTTCAGTTGCATCCATTTCGATATCTCCTAAT